AGAACGGGGGCACTAAGCCCCCGGATGTAAAGATCGAAACTACTCCGCTGCTCCAAGGAACTCGATAATAAACGAGACAACCAAGGAGATAAGGAGTAAGCACAACTACAAGCTGCACCTCCTAGGTAGGTTCTTCCTACCGGTCCGCGTGTTTCGTTACACGCAGATCCATCGGCGTTTAAGTGCGAGGTTGCCGAACCTCACTGATGTTCGCAAGTGGTCTTCACGAATGGTAGGAATACCAATCGTAGAGAAACACTTGAGGAGTGCAGAATCGCCCTCAAGAGGGTCTTTCTGCATAACTGGAGTAATGACCCAGCGCCTCGATTTAAAGCACTGGTACTCACGATTCCAGCCATTGGCTGACTCTCCATTGCTGAAGGAGATCCAACCAAATCCTGCCGAACCTCTGTATGCTACGAATTTTCCTTCGATCACCCGTTCAAGGTGACGGAAAGCTCGTATGCTTATCGTCGGAAGCTCGCCGAGAATGTTTTCTACGCACTCTCGAAGAGCTCTGGCGACACCCCACAAACCTTTCAGATAAAACTGATTGGCCAGTGAGACACATGAGGCTAGACCATGAACATCAGTCCGGTCTGTCGGAAGCATGCGACGAACGTAGACAGGAGTTACGTCCACGCCGTCGTACGCATCCATACCACAAGACTCTCGGAAGTTTCCTTCCCAGAAAGACTTATGGCTATTGACTTTGAATCCGAAAGAATTCAGAGTCTGACAGACCAGGGGTGCCTCGTCTACGGGTACGATCAAATCGTCACCGTAGACGTAAACCCCGTTGCTGTACTTTCGAACAGTAGCGGGAGTGACGGGTACTCTGGCACTCAGGATCCTGGCAGAGACGATTGCGGTAAAAAACGCGACCGACTCAACTGGGAAACAAAGCGCGGAGCCCATAGACGCGAACTTACGAAGCGGCATAACAAGACCGCTGGGTAGGGACGCTCTCGTCGAGCGACATGCAAAAATCTGCTTCCGCAAAGCGGGAACCGACTCAAGCATGCGCCAAACGAGATAAGAAGAGACTCGATCACTGGCCTCCGACATGTCTAAGGTCGCAAGATCCTTGGACACTGAGGATGACAGTGCTAACTTGGCATTTACGTCCTGACGAGTGAAATTCACCCGACCGGACATATAAGCACTCGAGTGCTCAATTCGAGGCTTTAGCCAAGAAGCGATCGCTTGCTGTATGTATTGCATGCACACAGGTTCGATCGCAATGACACGAGGACTCTTCTGAGTCTTAGGGACAAAGACCACCCTTACGGGGGTCTCGTCCCGGGCGCTGGGCATCGTAACCTGGATTCGTGAATCATCGTAGTCGAAGTTCCGGATCGAACCGATCCCAAACTCCGAAAACGGAAACTCACGTTCAAGTCTTAAGGGCCAGGATGGGAACTTGTACTTACGGTTCCCTCTAAGACCCTCTTGAGTTGTTCCAGGGCCATGTCTAGGAACGAATTCGGTAAATGGATCCCCAAAAGGGGTCCCACGAACCAAATCGCTCCAAATGAGGCGGCTAACGCGACGAAATACGTCAACCGACTCATTGCAAAAGACATGGGCACGAAGCTCAGACTCACATTGGACGAAGGCGGTCTCGGCAGCTCTCTCTCTCCGTGGTGAACACGGGAGTTTGAGCTTCTTCGCGAAAAGGCAAATCTGTCTAATCGCAAAGACGCAATCCGGATCGACTTCGGCCAAGAGTACTCCATCAGGACCAAAAATCCTATCCATGTACCCTCCGAGAAATCGGGGGCAGCATGTTCCTCTCCGAAATTTAAACTTCGGAAAGAGAGCTGGCGATAGGCGTCCGATCTCGAGGGCTCTTTCGAGCCCTTGAGCGTAGGACGGAAGAGTGATAGTGAGAAAGCTATCACCTTCATTTAAGGTCCTCCGCGTGACGGTAATTACGTCACGTTTGGGGTTGGCACCACACCTCCTGGCACAGTCATGTACCAGGTGCACAAGGAGTTCTACGAGGCTTTTCAGGGAACCCTCCTTTCAAGGAAGGAAGCCCTCCAAGGCTCGTCGTTCCTCTCGACCCGGAAACGGGGACCTAGGTCTCGCCGCCGATCACGCGTTCGATGGACAGAGGCAGGTTCGCGTCAGTCTTTATCATGAGACTGGCGAGAGCCATAATCTGACCTTCGATCGCAGTGATTGCGGCACCAGGGTACCCGAGATCGATAGCCCCAGAAGTGGGGACATCGACAACGAGGTAGACGGATTGGGAAAACCGCGAATTGTTTCCGTCGACAATCAGGTCGGGCGTTAAACCGGAAAGGTTATACCTCACGGTATAGCGATTCCGGCGTCCGAACTGGTGGCCGACGAAAATATCGTGTGTCGTCCCTTCAGTCGCCTCGGTGAATCGGTACAGCGAATGGTCACTGGCACGTTCGATACAAGCGAAGGTTTTATCCCTCGAAGAGTCGGGCGTGATAGTGGTCCATTTCGTTGTTAAAACAAGAGGATCGGCAAGCATCGAAAGCTCCTTGTGTAAGTTAAAACCTCAGGCGAGAAACGCCTAAGGCAGCGAGGATCGCCCACTGCCGAGCTGAAAAGCTGGTAGAGGTCAATCCGAATCCATAAGGAGAGGCTTGCTTTCTCGTGTTCTGGTTCTCTTTACGATAATACAGAACCGAGTCAGAACCAGCGGGTACAGAAAACTGGACACCAAAAGGTGCCGCAGAATATGCATCCCATTGGTTACTAATGCTGATAGTGTAGAGAGTCTCTTGACTTTCCATACTAAAAGCATTGGTCAAGGTCTCGTTCTCAACTGCATTCGCGATCGAGTTGGATAATATGTCCCCCACGTTCGTGAACCAGTCGATAAGCCAGGACCACGGCATAAGATCCCAGATCAGTTTGGGGGTGAA